TTTGCCAATCTGTTGAAAGACAAAACTAAGATTATCTTTGAAGTCTTGATCATTACTATTTTCATTTTCTAGAACTTCATCAATAATTGATTGTGGTATTTCCACACGCATAAAGTGAGCGGCTGGTTTATTTCGCATTTGAATTTGCAGTCCATGATTTGTAGAATCATGTTCTTCTTGTGTCTCAATTATTTTTTCATCTGCCTTGGCAACTTTATCGTTAAACTCATCATCGGGTGAAACAGTGCCATCTGGCCATTTGTCAAAAGATTTCATAATAAACTCCTAATGATCTAATATACATCAAATGGGGGTCGAATGTCAACCCCCATTTTTTAGATTTAATTGATCTGAATTAGTTGAGGTTTCTTTTCCTCTGGTACGATTCTCTCCAATGAGATAGTTAACATACCATTTTTCAGTTCTGCACTGTCTACAACGATGTCATCAGCAAGAGTAAACTTTTTAGTGAAGTTTCTTTGTGAGATACCTTTGTAAAGAGTGTGTTCATCAGTTGCGCCTTTATCTTTATCCTTAATTGATTTTACAGTAAGGACACCCTCTGCAACTTCGATTTCAATATCTTTTTTATCGAAACCAGCTAGAGCCATTTCGATTTCATATTTGA